AGAAGTTGAAGCAATTACTTTTAAAGATAACCCAGATGCTGCAAGAGGTAAAGACGCATCACTAGTTATATTTGAAGAGTGCGGTGCATTTGATAATTTAAAAGCATCTTATCTAGCAACACGTCCCTGTGTTGAGGATGGTGGTATCGTAACAGGACAGATTGTACTATTTGGTACGGGTGGTGATATGGAAGGAGGAACAATTGATTTTGAATCAATGTTTTATAATCCAGAAGCTTATGATCTTTATCCTTTTGATAATATATGGGATGAAGGATCCACAGGATCTACATGTGGTTTTTTCTTTCCGTCATTTCAGAATAAGATTGGTTACATGGATAACGATGGTAACTCTTTAGCAGAACAAGCAAAGAAAGAAGAAGATGCTAAAAGAGATCAACTAAAGAAAGAAGCAAAAGATGCAAGCACGTTAGATAAATATATAACAGAATATCCTTGGATGCCTAGAGAGGCATTTTTACAACAAAGAGGTAATATGTTTCCTGGTGCAGCTTTAGTATCATGGCGTAATGAGTTAATGAGAACAGGATTACATAATAAAATGGCAGTTAATGGAATACTAGTAGAGACTTCTACAGGTTTACTATTTAGACCTAGTGATAAAGTAAGACCTGTTATGAAGTTTCCACATAATAAGTCAGATGATGTACGTGGGTGTATCGTTATGTATCAAGCACCTGCATTTAAACAGGATAAAATACCTGATGATTTATATTTTATAGTTCATGACCCCTATGCAAGTGATGGATATGGTGCATCGTTAGGAGCAGCTTACGTTATAAAAAGAGTTAACAATTTTTCTAAACCAGATGATATGATTGTTGCATCATATGTAGGTAGACCAGAAACTCAAGATGAATATAATTATAATTTATTTTTATTAGCTAAATATTATAATGCACAAATTGGATTTGAAAATGATAGAGGTGAAGTAATACCTTATGCTAAAAGACACAGAATGTTAAATTATCTAATGCCTGAAGCAGAACTGTTTGATAAAACAGATGGTGTACGTATACGTAGATTAAATAGAACATATGGTACATCTATGGGATCTAGTCATAGAAAGAATCAAGCAGAAATATATTTACGTGATTGGTTAAGAACACCTAGAGGAACACAAGAAGATGGTGATCGTAAACTTAATTTACACTATATTTACGACATTGCTTTAATAGATGAGCTAATAAAATACAATACAAAAGGCAATTTTGACCGTGTATCTGCTCTTTTAGTTGGTATGTTTCATATGAAAGATCTCTATAATAAAGAGATAGAAGCAGAATACGAAGAATCTGACAATTCGTTTTTTAATAGAAGATTTTTTCAGTAATTTGTAAGCATGAGTAGAATTCCGAAGCAAAAACTCCCTCGAAGTCGGAAAACTAAAGAGTGGGGGAAAAAATCCATGAATGCTTTTATTGACAGAACACAGTTCTCTAGTCAACACAAATCTCATATGCATAAATATTATGATGCTTATAATGGTAACTTATCCGAGGCAGATTATAACTATGTAATCAATCCTTATAACTCTGAAAAACATAAAACAAAAGGATTTCCTGCTAAACTCCGTAGTTACAACATTATTAAACCTGTTATAGATTTACTATTAGGAGAAAAAGCAAAAAGACCTTTCTCACATCAAGTGGTCGTACGTAATTCTGATATGCAAAGTATGCAAGATGAATTAATGAAAGAAGAATTACGAAAATATTTAGAACAAAAGTTTGTTAATGATTTAAATGAAATGGGCATGGATACTGGAATGCCTTCTAAAGAATTACCACAACTTCAATCAATGCAAGAAGAAATTGTAGGAAACTATAAAGATATTCGAGCAGTTATGGGTCAACAAACTTTAGATTATTTAATAGATAAGTTAGAATTACCAGATAATTTACAAACTGCCTTTTTTGATTGGTTAGTAGCAGGAGAAGTTTATACATACAAAGATATATGTATGGATGATGTTGAATATGAAATAGTATCTCCTTTAGATATAGATTATGAAAAATCACCAGATATACAGTTTATAGAAGATGGTGATTGGTGTGTAAGACGTAAGATGATGAGTGTTAATGCTATTGTAGATAATTTTTATGATGTATTAAAAGATTCTGAAATAGATCGTTTAGAAAACCCATCACAAAAAACATCTACTGGTATGATTTCTCCATTTAGTCCTAACTATCCAGAAACAGATGCAGAAAGATTTGCAGAGGTTTTACATGTAACATGGAAGTCTTTTGCACGAATAGGTATACTAACTTATTTTGATGATATGGGTCAAGAACAAAATATGGTTGTTGATGAAACCTATAAAATCGACAAAGAAGCTAACGAAAATGTAGAATATTTTTGGGTTAATCAGGTTTGGGAAGGGTACAGAATAGATGGTGATATATATGTCAACATCAGACCCCATCAAGTACAGAGAAACGAAATGTCTAATCTTTCAATTTGTAAGCTCCCCTACAACGGAAGAATCTACTCAAATAGACATTCGGATCAGGTATCCATAGTTTCCATGGGCGTACCCTACCAGATCTTGTATAACATTTTTCATTATAGATTAGAATTATCTATTGCAAAAAACAAAGATAAGATCATGTTAATGGAAATGAATACTATTCCTAAAAGACATGGATGGGACGAAGAGAAATTTATGTATTATGCTGATGCAATGGGATATGCTTTTATAGATTCTACTGCAGAAGGTAAAAGAGGAGAAAGAGTTTCTTTTAATCAGTTCCAAGTATTAGATATGAGTCTAGGACAATATATAGCGGCACAGTTTCAGCTATTACAATCTGTAAAAATGGAATGGGAAGAACTAGTAGGAATATCTAGACAAAGAAAAGGACAAGTGCAAGCATCTGATGGTATTGGAGCAACAGAAAGAGCTGTGTTCCAATCTTCTGTTATGACTGAAGAGTTATTTAGAAGGTTCGATAAATTCACTGAAAGAGAGTTTAACGGTTTATTAGATACTGCAAAAGTTGCATATAAAGATGGTAAGAAAACACAATATGTAACTAGTGACTACAGAGAAGCAATATTAGATGTAGATCCTGGACTATTCCAAGAAGCAGAGTTTGGTGTATTTGTTAAAAATAATTCTATTGAGCAAGATAAGCTACAAGCATTAAAACAATTAACATTATCATTTGCACAAAACGGAAGTCAACCTTCTACTATAGCAGAAATTTTAGAAGGAAATAATTTTGCACAGATAAAAACAAAATTGCAAGAAGTTGACAAGCTAGAAAAACAAATTCAAGCTCAACAACAGCAACAAGCACAACAAATGCAATCAGAACAACTACAAGCACAAGCTCAGTCGCAGCAAGCAGCTAGAGATTTTGAAGCCTCTGAAAATCAAAAAGACAGAGATAACAAAATAGAAATAGAACAAATGAAAGTTGCAGCTAAAGCTGTAGATCAAGATATGAATGATAATGGAGTAAATGATCAAGTAGATCTAGCTAAAGTTCAGCTAGAAAGAGAAAAACTTCAAGTTAAAAAAGAAGAGATAAGAAACAAGAAAGACATTGAAGAGAAAAAAATAGCAGTACAAAAGAAAACAGCTGCTAAAAAATAATAAAAAGACTATATATAAAGGTAAATATGAACCATATATATTTTAGATAGAAACTAGTATAATTTAATTAATTTTGTAAAAATGAGTAATAAAGAAGAAAACCTAGATTTATCAAAGGTAACTGTAAGCAAGTTATTAAATGATCAATCGATTCCTGATTCTACCGATCCTAAGCCAGAAGAACCGGTAGAGGAAAAAGTAGAAGAAACTGTTGAAGCAACAGATGAATCAGGAAATGTACAAGAAACACCTGTAGAAGGTGAAGCACAGGAGGAAACACAATCTGAGGAGAGTGTTGAAGAGCCTGTTACTGATGCCACTGAAGAACCAGTAGCTGAAAACTCTGAGTCTGAAGAAGGCTCTGAGCCAACAATTATCCAAAGTTTAAAAGATAGACTAGGATATGAAATTGATGGAGAATTTGGAGAAGACTATGATGGAATCATAGGTTTGACCAAAGCAGCAGCTACAAAAATGGCAGAAGAGCAATTTGAATCTGTATTTTCAGCTTTTCCTGATATACAGGAATATTTAAACTACAGAATATCTGGAGGAGATCCTGAAAAGTATTTTAAAGTCGCAGCAAAAGAGATAGACTTTAATACTTTAAAAATAGATGAAAAAGACGTAGGCATGCAAAAAAAGATTGTCGAAACGTTTTTAGGTCATCAAGGATATACACCAGAAGAAATTGCTGATACTGTCCAAGATTATGAAGATGCTAAATTATTATATAAGAATGCATCTAGAGCTGTAAATAAATTAGCAGTTACGCAAGAGCAGAATAAAAAACAGTTGTTAGAACAACAACAAAAAGATGCTCAGCAAGCTGCAGAACAAACTCAACAAACCTGGAGTGAAATATCTGGTATTATCAATAACGGTAAACTAAGAGATTTTACAATTCCAGAGAGTGACAAGAAAAAATTCTATAATTGGATGGCAACTCCAGTGGACGCACAAGGAAGAAGTCAACGATTATTAGATAGAGAAAAGATGGATCAAGAATCTATATTAGCTATGGAATTCCTTATTTATAAGGGTCTTGACATATCTAAACTCGTAAATACCAAAGCAACCACAAGGCAGGCTGTGAATTTGAAAGCAAAATTAAAATCGAATACACAAACAGCAACTAGAAGAATGAAGGGTAATAAAGGAGGATACAATAAGTCTCAAAAGAGAACTAGTGTACCGTCTTTAGATAAGCTATTTAGTTAATTTAATTTAATTTTTAATTTTTAATTTTTATTTATCATGGCAGCAGATAACGCTAAAAAGCTTCGTTTATACGAAGATATTTTCAACGCTGAGGGTATGACTGACGAAAACTCGTTAGCGAACGCTCTCCTTACTCAGCCTGATGTACTTTCACCGGTAATCACTCATCTAGCTGGAAAAGAAGACAAGAGGTTTCCTCTATCTTTTCTAACAGAGGGTGTAGGTGCGGTTAACTACATCAATGATATTGAGTATGACTATCCAGTAATGGGTAGATTAAACAAGACCGTTAGAGCTTCGTCTCTAGTAAGCGGTTCAGGTGTCAACTTTACTAGATTTAAAGTTAAGTTTGATGAAAAATGGTTCATTAAGCAATACATTATTGAAAGTGAAGGCGGCATACAAGCCAGAATTATGGAAGA